TTGTCAGCAAAGAAAACAACCTTGCACTCTTTGCAGAAGAATTCATTAACCATTGTACACTACCTTTCCTGTTTTGTCAATCTCTATTACGTCTGGTCGTCTGTTGACTTGTGTGAGGTATTTCGGGCCATCTGCATAAAGAAAGGTCCGAAGACTCGGGAAGCAACAATACTTATATTGGTTGTAACTTGCCTTAGTGTCCAATCTAATGTTGCCAGACTTACCGTCTGCGGTCGTTCCACACTCGCAAGCAGGCGGAGTGTCTCTAGCAACAATTTCTTTGTACTGTCTGATACGGTCTCGGATATGTTGTTCTCTGAACTCATGTTGATATAGTGCCATATGTCCTAGTTGTTTGTCAATGGCTAAGAGGTAGGCTCTGTCCTTCACACGAACAAGAGGATCCTCAAGGCTGCCACACAGATACCCGTCCAGTTGATCCAGATAACCAAAGCTATCAGTTTGCTTAATGGACCCATCCTTGAACTTGTTAAAACTAAAGCTAGCAGCAGACTTGACATCGACAATGCAGCCATCAATGACACAGTCCCGGTGACCGACGATCCCATCAACAATGAGTTCATCTTGTTCTCCTGTGACTTCGTGCCCTGCTGCCTTGGCGAGAGTAACTGCCAGTGCCTCGATTATGTGTCCGAACGAGTACTTAAAGTTCGCCCAAGGAGGTAATGGCTCAGCCTCTCCAGGCGTGTGGATTGAGCACCAAAGCGCCTTTGGGCATCTTGGTCCCATCTGTGAAAGGCGGAGCGTTGGCGCTTTCGTTCGCCCTTCGTATTGCTGTTGAAGACGTTGTGAAACTTCATGAGAAAACTCTTTAGATAATTCCTCAGTCATCCATCCTTCTGTCTTAAGCAAAGACTGGATGTCGGGAATAAGGGTGTGTATGGAAGTCATTGGTTAATAGGTTCAAATACAGATGCTTCGAGAGCATTGCTGCCTTTATATTTAAGATTAATCTCTGACCATATCCTGCTCATGCAGTTAGAACAGAGATCGTGAGCCTGCCGTCGTTCTTTCTCACCGGTTACTGACCAGTGTACTTCGGCAGGTTCACCACAGCTACACATTTTCATTAGTGGGGGATTGAACTCAACAGTGAATAGAACATCTTGATGTAGAACAGACCTACTAGCGGTCCTAAGCCAGTCAGCAGCATACAAAGCTGCAACACAGAAAACATGGGAGGTTTTCGACCATCTTCCTTTTTCTTATCGTCCTTGCCCTTATTCTTCTTATCTTCTTCTTCCTTGAGCAATGTTTGATAGAACTTGATGGCCTTCCGCAACTCTTTGATGTTCACGCCGGATGGCGGAGGAGCTTGCGGGTTCATAGGTGGGTAGTTGATCGGCTGTCCGTAATACGGCGGAGGAGGCCAATACATTTTCTTCTCCTGTGGTTTGGGGGCCACCTATCCAAGGCAGCCCCCGACCTTCTTGTTATTGTTTAAGGAGGGCGTGGGGGTGGCTTTACAGTTCCATGCGATCCCATAGCGTGCCTGAATTGAGACATTGCAATCTCCTTCGCTTCTGGTTTCAGCTCTGGTTCAAGTGAGTCTCGGTATGGAGTGCCGCACCGTTTACCAACCGTGTGAGAAGATCGGATTGGATTTGCACTCGACCTTTGTCAGCCATTCGCGCAGGCTTCCCTTAATGCGACGGCCTAGACTGCTTTCTCCTTCGTCCTTGTGTCTGCCTACTCTCAACGTCGTTCTAGGATACTAGACGCGTCGTCCCACTTCAGGGGCGGGATAGAAGCTACGGTCAGTTCTTCACCAAGAGGGGATGCTCGACTTCCCATCCGTCCTTTTCAGGGGACGTACCTAACCACCAGACACTCGCTGCCTACAGCTGCCTTTGTGAGTTTTCACCAGTTCCCTAGTCAGCCTTTGCTGAGTCATCGAGGTGGGGATCGAACCCACCATCATCACAGGGCCAGCACAGCGTATCCTGCTTCGGTCACTCTTTGAGTTCACTAACGTCAGTAGCTAGAGCTTTCTTTTGCACCACCTTTCGGGCAGGACTCGAACCTGCACTGGTAGGACAAAGTGCTTGCTCTGCAAGCTAGCATTCATCCGTTGTCGGACGACCAACTCCATGTCGTTGCACGTGTTGCCTCTCGCTTTGAGAGTGAGGACTCGCACCTCATTCGAAATGGTGGCATTGGTTTTCAGAGGACTGGTAGACAGCCAGTCACTCGGGTGTCAGCTTGGTCGAATATACCTCACGGCATTAGTCCTCACCGCACCGGGGGACCGACTCACTGACTGGTTGCTACATCAGCCGGAGAGGCTGATTGTCCGTATACCCTGTTTCAGTTCTGTCAACAGCTTGGTGTCTGTTGACTTCCCTTCACGTTACCCTGACTTCTCGTCCACGCCGCCGTCACCATCGGACTTTCCCATAAGGACGTTCTAGCGCAACGCTGGTGATATGCGAGGGTTCCGTTGACTGATCACGTCTGTCACCGGAGGGTGGGACTGGACCTTCACCACAAGGCTTGTTAGACCCTGCTTTAACCTGTGTCCATATCAGACCATCTTGGACCACTCGGCAGGTAGGTGTTAACCGAGGTTCCCCTACGGGGTTGCAGCAGAAGGTTATGAACCTTAGCTGGGATCAGCCTATTACCACGGCGCGTCACCCCTTTGGACGGGAGCGCGACTTAAAGCGAGTTGGTAGGCGGAACGGCCTATCCGCTTATCTGGCGGGCGCTGGTCAGGCAGGCCTATGGTTATCAGATACCGCGCAACGTATCTGCGAGTAGCCTCATTTGCGCTATGCTAAATAACCTAATGAAAACGGGTGGAGGCCGTTAAGTCTCCACCCTTTCTTAATTACTGCGTCTTCTCAACAGCAGCCGGCGGGGAGGATGCCTTGGCGGTTGTGTTGGTGTGGTAGACCATGAAGGACACCGCACCGACCAGAACCACGACGACACCGATAACGAGCTGCATCAAGTACTTCTGCATTCCCTTACTCCTCTGTGGCAAAATTGCCTAAGTTACGACTCCAGGCCCATGGATTGGATCTCTCCACTCTGTCGATCCTGTTCAGCAATGTAAGCAATAACGGAGGCAATCTGAGGTCCACGTTGAAGTAATCCCTCATATGTTTGCCTAGATGTTTAAGATCATCAAAAGAGAGGCTCGGGTTGTTCTGCGAGTCCTGCAACTTGCTCTGCTCTGTCACCTGGAAAGTCCTGTTTCTGGAAGGGAACATGGTTGTCAACGCGTACGGCTTCCCATCGCATTGCTCGTGCTTTACCACCACCAGGAGTTCCATGTGTGTAAACGGACACCTTGACAGTGACATCGCTTCCGTTCCCGATAGGCTCGTGAAACGGTTTCCCCTCTTTATCTAGAACTTCAGGGGGAGCAAACCCAACCACTTTTCCCCGCATCATTTTCTGAGTAGGTCTCCGAAGAGTGACATAATATCCATCCTCGTCCTTCTTCAGTTCATTCTTGACACCAGACACACCGCTCACGGTGGTCTTGAGTTCATTGACCTTTTCCACACTCTCGGGAATAAGATACAAATCAATCTTCCAGTTGCCCCATGGATCAGGCTGTGTAGCCCTGCACCATTTAGCTTTACCGGTCAGATATACAAAATCAGTTGCCATTAAGCGGCCACCGTAGAATCAACAATACCGATCTGCAACTCGGGGTAGTTCTCCAGGGCGTACTCACGACCCAGGAACTCAGCGTGCTCTTCATCGTCAGCATCAAGCGTGACGACACCAGTAGCATCAAAGGTAACAATATATTTCATCAATGTGTATAACTCCAATTAACGCCGAGCGTATAGTCTTTAATATCTTCGTTGTAATACGATCCGGCTAGGGGACAGTTTAGTTTAAGTTCTTCTCCTACTTCTCGTAGGCAATCAGCTTGTAGTCTTGCTATATTCAGAGCTACCTCCACGTTATTGGGACATTCAGTTTGCCACTCATCGTGTACAAGGTTCACGAGTTGAGCGTCGTATTCATCGAGCCTGTCTGCAAACTTAACAGTTGCTGCCTTCATTACAACTGCCTCTCCGTTTTGGAGATAGCCAGACATGCAGAGATGCTCGCGGTCTCGAAGCGACTCTCCAGGTAACTTGACTGCTCTGCCGTCAATACCAGTAAACCATCCGCGTTTAGCATCAGCAGGTATGACGTGCGAACGCAGATACTGTAGGCCGGAATATCGTTCAACCAGGCGCTGAAGAGCTTTCTCACCTTCCTCGGTTGACATTTCGAGTATTTGTGAGAGCTTAGCAATGCCTCCTCCAAGGAGGTAAGCAAAGATAAATCGTTTAGCATGGTTTCTTGATGGTGCTTGGAGAATTTGTTGATTAAGAGAATGAGGGTCAGTCTTATCTTCTTTCTTGCCATTGACCAACGCATCGGTGAACTCCTTATCGTCTATGTAATGGGCAAAGATACGAAGCTGAATACCTTCCGCATCTACTCCAACGAGCAACCTGTTTTTAGGTGCTCGCCAGAGGGAACGCATCTCTTTCCCGAACAGCTTAGCGTCAGTTGGAATGTTGGCTGTATTTGGATGTTGATGCGCCATCCTGTGAGTCCAAGCGCCGATGGCGTAGAACTTACCGTGGATGCGATTATCCTCTCGGACAAGGGCTAACCACTCGGTTAGTGTCCGACGTCTGGACTCCAGGAGGATGCGCTTGGCTAGGAGACGTGCAGGCTTGGGTGCCTTCTCGGGGAGAGTTGCCAGGTTGTTCTCGTTGATCTTCCAGCCACTCTTTCTTAATTCTTGAAGACGATCATACAGCTTCTGCTCGGCTAAGTCAAGCAAGTTTCGAGGACGTTTCTCCAATCGTCCTATTATCTTTCGATTGTCTCTGAGGAATTGGATGTGGGTCGCAGTCTTGTCAACCGGTTGCCAATTAGCAGCATGGAGAACATCCACCAACTGCTTATGGCTGCTAGGATTAAAAGCGTTCCAAGCACACCTACAGAAAGGACCCCCATTATACTCAGACAGATCAGGCCCTTCATGCCAGCGGAAGTCCGTCCTGGATAATGTGCCATACTTGGTGACCTTGGGTGTAATTTCTCTAATTAAAGTTAGCTTAGGTGGGAATGCCTCAAGTATCTTTACATCCAACCCGGATAGTTCTCTTTCGACTTTTTCGAGGAGCTTCTCCGCCTTCTCCCGATCAAATGCAAAACCATTACTATGCAGGTCATTAACGACACATTGAAAAGAATGCTCAAGACGAATAGCTCGTTGACGCTTAGGATCGTTAATATATCGTCGATATTTGTCATGTATCTTCTCCGCTATCTCGACGTCTCTGATGCAGTACGTCTCCATCTCTTGAGACCACTTGGACCAGTCGTCAAACTTAATTTTCTCTTGTCCGAACTCCTTACCGTAGTCCTCGATGCTATGACCAGTTCGGCTATAATCAATAAGTTTAGAACAAATAAGGGTATCACAGCTGTGCTCAGCGACAGATGGGATGTGTAACCCAATAAGTGAGTGAAGAACAGGATAGTCGTAGCCAAGCCAGTTATGACCGATCCAAGTCCCAACCGTCTGTGAGAATTCGAGGAACTTTCTCTTTTCGTTTTCATCTTTCGTTAAGTGCCTAAATATGTGAAGCTGGCCCGTTGCAATGTCTTTGCATACCACCACCCATATCTGAGTGGGGTTTTCCAGGCCGTTAGCTTCGATGTCAATTACGACTTTCAATGTACTATACGGTCTTTCATAAGTTCCTTAAGAACTTCTTTCTCTTTCCGTTTGGCCGTACCGTACGCATCGTTCGGACGTGGTTGCTCTTCGTAGAACTTGATGGAGTTCTTCACCATCTGCATGGCTTTCCAAGTAGCCACGTCATACTGGATCACTTGTCCCGTCTGTGTCATCTTTTTGCTCTTCGTTTTGGCGGGTAACGCCCAGGACTTCCACACATTCCATAGACCGGCTGAACCGGAGTTGGTCAACGTGTATCCGGTGCATTTGACCGGTGGGCTCTGCAAGATATAAAGTAGAGGTTACGCCGGCATGGTGTATCACATGGTACTCCATTAGTCCAGCACCTTTTTCAGGTTTAGGTCTAGAAACAAAGCAAGTCCCGACTTCTAGTTTAACCAGCCAGTTCTCGTCTGTACCGCTAGGATTTGGTTTGAACGGTATTACGTTGTCGGTTGGTTCTTGATCGGGTAGAATCAGTTGAGCGTTCACTATAGTCTCCTCGTAGAATGGCCCACAATGCCCTTAGGAAGGCCGTGGGTGCGTTAAATATGAAACTAGGTACCTGGATACCTAGAAATGGATTTCAGGGTCCAATCCCATCAACTAAGCGTGGAGGACGTTTCCACTTTATTTCAGGGCTAGGGCTGTTAAGTAGAGCAACAGACCCCAAATAATCAGAAGGATCAAAGTTAAGCCAGTAGCCACATCCACGTGTTGTACAGGCCCATACAGCAGTTGGCATATCCACGCTATGTGGGGCGAAGCACACGAAAGGTTGATCATGGAGACATCTTTCCTGTACGGTCATGGCTCATTGTCCTTTACCTCGGCATCAATCTCAGTTGCATTGAAGCCGGCTTTACCCATCAAACGTCTAAATGAATTTTCATCAATCTCACCGTTACGGAACCGTATACGGTAGGCTTCACATAGTTCAGCGTACTCTTCCCATGACATTCCATCTCGCCAACTCATGCTGCATTCTCCTGTGGGTTGAAGTCATTAGACGGGCTGTCGAAGCCCAACAACTCTGTGTACATGTACGTGGTAGGGTCGAATAGAAGTGTTCCTGCCGGACCTGTACGCCCACTGAATCTATTCTTGGAGACAACCAGATGCGTGGTATTCCTTACAATAGGATCAGGATTAATTTTGTCTCTAGTCACGTCAATCCTGATATCAGCTATCTTGCTGATGTACCTACTACCTCTGGTAAGACCATCGTCGTTAACATGAGAAACTAGGAGCAGACCGAAGTCTAACTCCTTGACCATCATTTCTAATCTTGTTGAGAGGTAATCGAGGGCTCTACGCTCGTCCTCTCCTGCGAGACCGCTAACAGCCATAGTGATGTGGTCCAAAAGCACATAGCGACAAGCACGGGCACTAACCAAGAATCTGATTGTGTCGAGAAGTACCTCTGGATCATCGCTCCCAAAGTGAGAATATACATGAAGACGTTCATCTTTCTGTACAGCGGTACGTAGCGCAGAAACGATTTCATTTTCCGAACAATCAGTGTCTGGTAGGTGGACGGGTCTTCGTAGTTCAAGACCCGCAATAGCCTGAAGATGCCTCCGTTTAGGCTCTTCCAGAAATATTGCCCCAACCCCGACGTCAGCTGTTGTGTCTTTGAGGAGTTTATATTCGATGGCATGCATCAGCTCCGTTTTACCTATGCCCTCTTGGGCGGTGATCAGAACAGATTCACTAGTCCGTATGCCATACGTCATGTGGTTCAGCGTAGGCCACGGATAAGGAATTCCTTTCCTAGGGGTTTCTCCTAGGATCTTCTCGAAGTCCTCGAAAGACGAGATTATGGTTTCAGGTTGGTATCGTCTTGAGTTCCACCAAACATTTCGGAGCTCTTCGCCTTCGCCACGTTGTATGTAGTCGTTAGCGTCCTTGCAGCCAGACTTCCCAAACTTGACGTGGTACACTTTATTGTAATCGAATAGCTTTGCCACACTTCGTGCAGCGTTGAGTCCTGGCTGATCGTTGTCAAAGGCAAGGTACACGCGCTCGAACGCATTAAGCCAGGAGTAATCAGCAGCGCAATCACGCTGAGCAGTACCGCTAGATTGAACGCTAACGACAGGTGCGCGCAAGACCTGATAAAGCGAGACAGCATCTAACTCTCCTTCGGTTATTGTCACATACTTGTGACTTCCTGACGAGAACTTATCTCGCCCAAACAGACCTACGGGACTTTCATCCTTTCTATTCTTTTCGACATAAAACTTCTTATCTTCTAAATCTCTAACTTTAAAGGCATCATTAGGATACTTATAACCAAGAGCTACAGGTTTCCCCTCTGCATTAATTTTCGTTTTAACGTCATAAACTTTGAAACTATCGCTACTAACGCCACGCCAGCCCAAATACTCATAAGTATAATCAGAGCCAACTCGGCTAGGTTCATGGTCAGGTCCTCTGTCGTATGCCTTGCAACTAAAACAATACCCATGCCCATCACTGTACTTATGGTACGCATCACTTGAGGTACAGTGAGGGCAGGGCAACTTACCTTCAATCAGTTCGCTATTCATCGTACTCCTGAGTGGAATAATAGTAGTAATCGAAATTCTGTTTCACGTTGAAGTAACGTGTTACGGGTGAAAAGAGATAACCAGCATCAAGCTGGGGACACCAATAGTCCTTTGAACCTACGTACATCCAAGCCTGGACGATGCCGATTTGCTGTGGCAGCCATGCTGATGACAGGAATTGAGGCTCTGTACCGGGTTCTCCATGCACTTCGATGCGCTCCTTGAGGAACACAAAGGCACGGTAGGGAATCCGTATGGGAACGCGAACCCGGTTGTATTGTTGCATATTCTCCCTATGCTTGTCAAGTTCTATTAACGCTTCGGAAGAAATACTGTACAATTCTCCCTTGACGGACTTGAGAGGGGAACCTGCATACTGTTGAGCGAGAGCAACCGGGAAGCTGGCGGGACCTAGCTTCTTCTTCCAGAGACTGAACTCAGGTGGTGTGAAAGCTGTCGCCTCCATCTTCCCGTGCTCACGAACCAACCGATCGTGGTTGGGGTGATTCTTCATACAATCATCATAAAGGAATACTAGCTGCTGGGCACGACGGGTGAGTCGAGCCAGATCAGGCGTGTGCTTGAGCCTGTGCTGTATGCTCTCAAGGAAGTAGTCAAGTTCTTCCTTCTTCGGGTCGAACTTGAACTGTCTCAAGAAGTTCCTCATCATTGTCATGCTCCTGAAAATAGACAAAAGAGGGTGGCTGTTACACCACCCCAAGTTAGCTCACCCGCGAGACTCTGCGTGGGTTTGGTTATACCACTTGGGTGAGGTTACGCTGCAACCGACGGCCGACCAAGCGTAAGCTTGGGACGGGATGGTGCAGTCTCTTTGGTGGCAGTCTCTAAC